AGACATAGGTTGAAGCCCTTCAAAAAGTCTATCTTTCTTTTTTTGTTGCCCATAACCTTTAATTCCCATTTCTATACCTGGAAGAAATTTTCCTTCTCTTTTACTTCTTTTTTGAACATAATCTCTTAACATCTCTTGATATGATATTGTTTCAATATTTATTCTTTTAATTGGGTTATATCGTTCTGCAATCTTAAATATCTGGTCGGCACACTCCATTGGTAATACTCGCTTTCTCCAATATTCAATAACGTAATAATCGTATTCTGCAGTAACACCAATAACCATAATAACACTATAATCGTTCCTAGAGCCAAGTGTTGAAGCAGGGTCAACACCCATGTATATATTGACATATTCCATACTCCCATCTTCAAATTTTATATACCACGAATTTGCTTCTTCATTAAACTTAACATTTCCAGAATAAAAGCCACCAGTTATATCATCTTCTCCAAAGACCTGGTCTTCTGGAGATTTAGCTTGATTCATATATTCCTGATAAAATTTAGCAGGAGTACCAGAATCTATATAAAATTGCTTTCTTTCTTCTATTTTCTTTAAAGGCCAACGTGAAGGCCACAATGGAGTCCCATCATCTTGTATTGCTTTATGTGTTTCTACTTCCCAAGAATACTCTTCTCCAGTTTTTTGAGCTTGTTGATGATTTTTAACGAGTCCATTTAAAAACGAATCATAATGCACTATAGTTCCATTACACCATAAAAACCCACCTTTATCAAAATCAATAGCTGGATATACTGCAGCTGTTACCCAATTCTTTATTTGTAACCTAGACTCTGGAGTTTTAGTATTTAACTCAGATTCAAAGTCATCAAGTATAATTCCAGTATATCTTGTAGATAATTGCTTTTTACCACGTAGTCGCTGAGATGCTCCTTTAGCAATCATTCTGCAATTATTTCGCAATACAATTTCGTTTTTAGTCCATTTATCTCCTTGCAGGTCACCGAAATAGTAATGTATTGCAGGATTTTCATATATATGTGTAGATATCCAATTAAGGTTATCAATAGCTTGGTCCTGTGCCTCGCCAACCCAAGCGATAAATTCTGGGCTATCTTTTGTCGCAAACAAAAACCTGTGCAAGACAGCACATGCTGCTAAGGTTGACTTTGCGTGGTCACGAGGCAATACTAGGGCCAATTGTTGAATATTTCTATCTAAAAGTAGATTACCTACATTTACATGAAAATCTGGAGTAGCTGAAGCTAAAAAGTCTTGTGGTGAAAATAATTTACCAAAGACAATTAAATCTTTAAAAGCCATCTCAAGAATTTGTTCATTCTTAGAAATATCGCCATTAAGATTCAAATTAGCCATTATTTATACTGTACCCGCTTCAGATGATGTAGTTACTGGTTCAATTACAGATGCCATTATCTGTGTGAATTTAGCCATACCTTCTGCTGGAGGTAATTGTTTAGCTGTTGCATGTACTTCGTATTTAGCACTAAAGTCAGTTGACCTTGTATTTGTTTTAGATGCTGCAACATGACCACTAACACTATGACTAGCAGATGCACTTACATGTCCCCATCCCCAAGAAGCACCACCACTAGCACTAGCACTACTACTTGAATCAGAACTACTACTTGAAGTATCTGTATTAGATGAAGTTTGTCCAACACTCATTACAAAATCAATCTCCATAGTATCCATTGCAAAATTTGGTATATTTACAAGAGAAATCATAGGCATTTGAATCTTTTGATTCACATGTGCTACTTGACCAGTTGTTGAAGAGTTAGTTAATCTATCTAAACTAACATCTATTATATTTGCATTCTTAGAACCATCATCGTTATCTTTTGGTAGGAATGCTAAATCATTAACGAAACTTAATGTTTCTTGTGCTAAAGCTCTTTGTCCTTTAGCTGCACCAAGTATAGGTGCGCATATTAAATCTTCAATAGGTAAACCTACAAAAGCTTTAACTGTAGTGTCTTGTGTTGCCATTTTATTATATTCTCCTTATTAGTTTGGTATTATCTTAATAAGTGAATCCTTAATGCGTGCTATCCCCTCTGGGGCATCTTGCCCATTAAATTTCACTTTAATCTTGGCCATTTCATGACCTTTGTTTCTATTACTTAAATCTGTTAAAAAGCTGCGAATCCTACTAGGTTTCTTTTTAGTAGCATCACTTTTGTTAATTTCCTCTGATTCTCCTGGAGATAATGCAACTTTCATATCAATTTCAACTTCTTTGATTGCCATACCATTATGAGGTACTAATGTAATTACAGGTATGTTTACTGTCTTCATTTCTCCATTTTGCCCAGTTGGAAGCTGTATAGGTAACATATGTGGGTTTCCGTCCTTATCAAAGTAGTCTTCTTTTATTTCCCCAACATAATGTTGCTCAATTGTATTTTGTGCTTCAACAATAGATTTATATATTCCTTGAAATACACTATCTAAACTATTCCCCATTTATTCCCCTTTTTATATAATTAACATTTCCATTTACGTAATGCTTTATTTATCCTTGAATCTGGGTCATTCGCAGTTTTAGAACTAGTAAGCTTCTTTTTCATGCCACCCATACGAGCACAAAATGATTTCTTTCTAGAACCACCTTCAGGTTGTGGAGGTTTTAAATTAGAGCCAGGATTTTCTTCTTCATAAGACTTTCTACCTTTTTCATTAAGACCGCCAGATTCACTCTTACCTTCAGACCTTTGCCATGCAGGTGTTTTACCACCATCTTTAAATTTAGCTCTATTCCTTGCGTCTTTTACAGGTATCTCCGATGCCCATTTGTCCATTTTTCAACCTTTCTTCATTTAATTATTGCACAGGCATTATTTGATTAACACGATTTTTTGTTGCTTCATCTGGTTCTGTATGATGCAACATGTTATAAGCATCTTGCATAGCCTGTCTGTCTCCTCCAAAAGCTTTAATTAACAATTCATCAACAAATCCTGGTTTTACTTTAGATTGAGCAAATAAGTTTGCAAGAATCATAATATCAGCCTCTTTGTCTGTCCACTGCGTAGGGTCATTTGGTATTAAATTAATAAACCCAGTATCAAATCCTAAATTATTAGCTCTATTTTTTGCAGTTTTTACAGAGTCTTCTGTAAATTGATAAACACCAGATGCTGTTGTTGTTTCGGCTCTTGCTTCTGGATTCCCATAGGGGAAATCAGTTGTTCCCAATAATGGCCGATATTTACCCCCAGATTCAATTTGTCTAATTAAATTTAAAAAAGGATGTCTTTCGTCAGTGTATTGAACTTGCTCTATTAAATTATTTAATAAATATTGAGCTTCTGTTTCAGGTAAAACGGAAGGTTCATATATATCTGAGCTTAATGTTGGAGTAAACATTGACATTATTTTAATTTCCTTTCTAAATAAACAACCTCGGACACATAAGGGAGACTACTATGTGAGGATATAGAGGGGATTTGTGCTATACTCATGGAAACTGCATCCGAGGTCTTAATTCTTGTTCTTTTTTTCATGCTCTTCCTATATTTGTTGAATAATCACTCATATTCACTAAATTATCTTTTAAATCAAATTGTGATTTACAAAATGGACACATCCAACCCTCAATTGTAAAATCATCTTCTGCTAATAACCCAACTCTTTGGGTCATATTGTTATCGTAATATAAATTCTCGTCACAAACAGGACAGGGGTCTTTACTCTTCTTCTTCCTTTTCTGCATGTGCGAGCATGTTTGTTTCTTTTCCACCTTGTAATGCCTCCAGTTGTTTAGGGGTAAATCCTTGAAATACCGTTAATTGCTCTTGTTTTTTCTCTGTATCGAATAAACCAGCGATTTTCGTTAAAGATTCGAGTGAACGAAGCTTATTTGAGTCGCTATCAGACAAAGCAACAATATCCCTATACTTTCCTATTATCCATTCAGGTGTAACACCCTCTTCATTTAGTATTTTTTGTATTTCTTCCTTAACCATGCTACGTATTTCCTCTTTTTGTAGTAAAAAATTTGACTTCTTTTTGATATAGTTCTCGTTTTTAGCCATTGGATAGGCTTTTTTATAAGCAGCTAGTGCATTTTCCCCCGATGCAACATATCTGGCAAATAAAAACTCACGATTATTCATCTTCCTATCTTTCACATAAGAAATCTTTGCTTTTGAATTGCCTGAAAACGTATAAATGTTCTCAACAACACCTTTATCGCCCAATATCTTGTGACTTTTCTGTTCACAGATAAAAGAACCGCAAACCGTTCTAATCATTGTGCGTGGCGTTTTATATCCAGGATGATTTACTTGGCTTTTTTTAAGAATCTGACAAATATAACCGTCATCAGTATAAACCCAATCACCCTCATCACCACTACGCCAACTAGATATAACCTCATCATCATTGCCGAATGCTTTATATTCCTGCAAATCATCAAATAAATAGTGAGGCGTACCCTTTATTGACTTAAAATCCATTATTGTGTTAATTTGTTATGCATATTGGTAGCAAATATACGAAAAAAAATTTATAAAAAAAAATATAAGTCCAAAATAAAGTACTTGCATAATTCAAAAATTTGATTATATTTATATTATAGAGATATATAATAGAGATAATATAGAGATGCACTATAGAGAAAAGAAAAAGTAAAATAAAAAGAAAAGTGCTAGAATTAAGGGGTAATTTCAAAAAATAGGGTTAGAATGTGTGTGGGTATTTTGTTATGCGGGCACCCCCCGTCGAATGTCCCTTGTGGGGTTGCGATTTGGTTGAATTTTGGATTGCAATTATAATTTTAATTTAGTTTATATGTTATTACTAGGGAAGGTACAAACAAAAACGGGGCTAATATAACCCCGTTCTCTACTTACTACACTATTGACCACACACCGCTATTACTTAATCATCATCCACCGCACACGCATCTATAAAACGCTTACCATCAAATAAATGATTATCTTTGTGCAGTTCATTCATTAAATCAGCAATTAAACTAATCTTATTTATTTTATTATGTGGTAACATCTCATCATTATTTATTATTGTATTCTTTTTAATTACTTTCGCTAACATTATATAATCTTTTCTAGTCATTTTTAATATCCCCTTTATTATTTAAGTTCTTATTATTATCTTTACTATTCATTTCTTCTAAAACCTCACCTAATGCTTGTATAAATAAGTCCTCAATGCGTCTAGGTGTTATTATTTTATTCGCTATTAATTCGCCATTAATACCAAATTTACTAGCTTTTTTATTACTCATTATTTATCCCCTTTCAACACGTCTTGCAATAAAGTCAATTTATCAAGTAATACTTTTTTATTACCTGTTAATCCAAAGTACCAATTAACATGTTTTAATCTAAAACTTCTAGTTGGTTTAATGCCCTTATTAAATAACATTAATTGACCCTTTGCAACCGCCAAATTATACAAAGCCATTTGATGACGTTGCTCATGGTGTAAGTCCGCCAAAAATTGACAATCTCCATTTATTTCTATTGGTTTACTCATTGTTTTGCTCCTCATTGTTATTTATAAATTTATCCTCTAATTGTTTTAAAAACATTTCATGGTCATAAATTACTGTATCAACATCACGCTTTATAACAAAGTTTTTAGCTTCTAAGTCATCATAATGTTCAATAATTTTATCATCTAGTTCTATATCATTTTTTGCTAGTTCTTTTATATCTGATTTTAAATGATGTATTCTCTCATCTATAATTTCTAAACAATTAAGTATTTTTTCGTCAAAGTTTGTTAATACATTACACCTTTCATTTATATTATCAGCCATTTCAACAACTTTATCTATTCTTTTATCTGCAATTTCACACATTTCCATTATATCAGCCATTTTTTCAAAATGCTCTATATATTTTGTATTTCTCTCAGCATTTAATAAATTGATTTTTTCTAGTTTTTCAAGTCTAGCATTAATATCAATTTCTAAATTTACTAGATTATTATATGCAGATGTATCTAATCTTTTAATCTTATCATCTAATGTTTCAATTTTATCTTCTGTTCTATCTTTTTTAATATTTTTAAATATGATAGTAATATCATCTTTTAAATCTTTCAAAAAATCCCATATTTGATTGATATCATTACTATTAATTTCAATTTTTTCAGCCATTCCGTTCATTACTTTTACATTTGTTTTTTTATCCATTGTTTTAACCCTCATTTTATTTGTTATATATCTTACACGCCTAAATTTACAACAAGTTCCACAATATTTAATAATATTTATTTACTTTTATCATTGTTTATTATTGTTTATCATGCTTATATTTTATCAACGAATTATTAACAATGGAGACAATAATGGAAAAGACAAAAAAGTATTACACAGAGGATTTAATAGAAGAAGCGATAGAAGATTTAAAAGAAGCAATAGCACTAAATAAAGTCCAATTTGATGAAGAAAAAATTTATGATATAGATGACACAATTTCAGAGATAGCCGATAACAACATACCAATTTATACTTACGATTTACTACAACATGCAAGTAACGATTTTGACCTAATTGAGCCGAGTGATTTATGCTCAGATAGTCCAAGTGTTACACAAATAATTACAGCAAATATTTATGAAGTCTTAACAGAGGCTTTATATGAATACATAAACGAACAAAATGAGGAATAATACAATGCAAAATAAACTAACCGAAACACTAACTTCTTTCATATCAGAAATAACACAAATGGAAAGAAATAACGCCAAGTTAAATGAAGATATTAGAGAGTTAGAAAAAGAGAAAGAAAAAGGATATAAATCCTTCAATACTGAAACACATATCTTAGTAGAAAAAAGAGTGCTTGATAATCTACTTAGTAATGTAAGTGATTTGCGTCATAATGCAAGATATACTTTAGAAGAAATTGACACAGCAGAAAGAAGTATAAACGATGCAAGATATAATGCAGATGATGTGAGAGATTCAGCTCGTAATATAGTAAGTGATATTGAAGACCTACTTGCAGAACAAGCAGAAGAAGAAGAAGCAGGACAAGAAGAAGCAGGACAACCTACATTTAAAAAACCCGCAGTAAAAATAACAGCAAATAAAGGAGATTACAATGCGTAGAAAAATAAACCTAAAAACAGCAACACTTGATGAAATCAGAGAAGAATGTGATAAAGTATATGGAACACCATTTGGACACAATATGATTGGAATAATGTGTAGTGTGGTAGATGAAAGATTTGGAAAGGAGGAAGCACAAGAGCTATTTGATGACTACCAAATGTAAGTCTTACTGATGAGCTTTAAATAAGCGAAACAGCCTTGTAATGAGGCTGTCTAAGACAAAAGGAGAATGAAATGAATAAACATGATATAGATAAATTAGTGAGATGGGCAGTTGATAGTGATTTAAGAAAATTTTCAGAAGACGCTTATGGAGTAACAGGAACAGCATTTGATGTTGCAAGTGAAGGAGAATATTTAAGAGATAAATTTAAACAAATGCAAAGCAATTTCATTATGTGGATAAGTGGATTAAGTGGTAAAAACAGAGCAAGATTATCAGAGAATATAAACAATCATAAAGGAGAATAAAATGGGAATGGACGTACATGGATTAAATCCAATAGAGAACAAAAAGAAAAGTGATTTTCCAATACTTGTAAAGGTAGACAAATTGGAGAAAGAAGAAAAATGGAAAGAAAGAATGGAGTTGATAGAACAATCAGATAATTATTGGAAAGAAAGAGATGAATATGAAAATGCAAATAAAGGCATATATTTCCGCAATAATTGTTGGTGGTGGAGACCACTATGGGATTTCTGTTATAATGTTGCTCCTGAGCTAATATCAGAGGATTTATGGGCAGATGGACATCATAATAGCGGAGCTGGACTTAATGGTGAAGATGCTAAATTGCTTGGAGAAAAATTATTGAAAGCAATTAGTGATGGATTTGCTGAGAAGTTTAAAGAACATCATGAAGAACAAGAAAAAGATGAAGACTATAAATATCCATTTGATATTGAGAATGTTGTAGATTTTGCTGAATTTTGCATTGAAAGTGGAGGATTTGAGATATGTTAATGGAAGATAGAAAAAAAGCAATAAATCACTTTATTAAATGGTATTGCTATATAACAAATACTACAAAAAATTATAATGATGTAGCACCACATATGCTTGACATATTGGATAATTATATAGATGGTAAACATTATGATTTTAATCCATTTACAGAAATAAAGGAGGAAAAATGAATAAAGAAACAGAAAAAAGGGAGAATGAATTAATGAAAGAACAAATAACTAAAGAAAAAGTCAGAGAATGGCTTGGAACAGACAATCAACTAGAAGAAGCTATTGAAGTTATATATGAGATAGCAATTGGACAATATTCAGCAGATTTATTAAAGAAAGATATAATGCTGTATTATTATGGTAATTGGGAATATAAGGAGGGTAAATAATGGAAACGATACATGATGGGAATATTTATTATAATGTTCCTTGTAAAAATAATTGTGGAATACAATGGCTCACTACTGATGAGATAGAAATAGATAATGGGTATTGTAGTAATTGTGAAACAAAGGAGGAGGAATAATGAGCTTTAGAGCAAGATGTTATAGGTGGAAAACTAAATACCAAATGGAAGGCTTAAAAGATGGAGAATGGTACAACATGAGAGATGAATGTATTTATATAGAGAAAAACAACAAATTAGTTAAAAAGGAGGGATAATGGGAATAATAAAAGACAAGGCAATTGACTTTCTAAATAGTGGAGGCTATGACCTGGACTATGATGAATGGAACTTGCCTAAATTGGACGATATGGACGTTATTCTTGAAAATAATGTTCATGTATGGGAATACAAAGGAATGTCAATTGAAGAGTGGTATGGGATTGACAAAAATGAAGGGAGGACTGATTGATTGAACCAATAGTAATAGTAGTAATGTTAGTTATTCTGGGTCTTGTCCTAGATAAAGTATGGAAAATATAATAAACAAAAAGGAGACAAAATGAAAAAGACAAACTCAGTCTGGTATGTTGTAATAGCACTAACAATATGGTGCATAACAAACTCAGTTGCTAGAAACAACTTTGTTGCAACGCTATCAGATGTACAAACACAACAACAAGTGATGCTTCAAGAAGTTGCTCACTTAATGGATAGACTACAAACTCTGGAAGAAATAGAGCCAGAGGTTATCGTAAAAGAAGTCATTAAGGAAGTTAAAGTTGAAGTACCAGTTGAAGTTAAAGGTATGCTGGAAGGAGAAGGAAATGTCAAGTAAACAAGCAATGTGGTCTGT